AAGAACGGCGGTGTGTTGTCTTTCTTACCTGAATTTGGAAAAATATGATGAGTGGAAAGACTCAACACTGGTAGAAGACCTTATCACATTTCTCGATAATGTCCTTGATTACTTCATTGATAATGCTCCAGATGTGATTGGAAAGGCAAAATTCTCTGCATCACAGGAACGGTCAATTGGACTTGGTGCAATGGGGTTTCATAATTTCCTGATGAAAAGGGGTGTTGCGTTTGAAAGTCAAACTGCAATGGAACTGAATGGAGAGGTGTTTTCACTTATTAAAGAACGTGCAATTGCACAATCCCTGAAGCTTGGGGAGGAACGTGGGGAATGTCCGGATATGATTGGAACCGGGAGAAGAAACGCAAACCTACTTGCAATTGCTCCAAATGCAAACTCAGCTGCAATTGCTGGGACTTCACCATCCATTGAACCCATTAAGGCAAATGCATATGTCCATAGGACTCGTGCTGGGTCGCATTTGATTAAGAACCCACACTTAACTAAGATACTTAAAATCAAACATCAAAATACAGAATCAATTTGGTCATCAATTATTTCAAATAATGGGTCTGTTCAACATCTCGACTTCCTATCAGATCAAGAAAAGGATGTATTCAAAACTGCAATTGAGATTGACCAGAATGCAATTGTTCGTCTTGGAGCTCAAAGACAGAAGTATATTTGTCAATCTCAATCACTCAATCTGTTTTTTCCACCCGGAACAGATAAGAGATACCTTCATGATGTTCATTACAATGCATGGAAATGGGGAAACAAATCCCTGTATTATTTAAGAACCGAAACGTCAAATCGTGCAGAGATTCTTGGAAACAAGATTGAAAAGAAGGGATTAAAGGATTATTATCAGGACACTCCTTCTGGTAGAGAACTTCGTGGAAATGAACCAAAGGGTGTGTTGCAAGAAGATTGTCCAAGCTGTCAGGGGTAAATATGGAAATTACAAATTCTGCTAAAGATCAATTCGATGAAATCGGGGGAACCATTCGGTATTCTCTGGATTCTGGTGGTTGTTCTGGGTTGATTGGTCGGTGGCATCCAGACGCTGGCAAAGTGAGTGATGAGGATGTTGTAGTATATTCATCCACTATTTCTAAACTTGTAATAGATAAATTTTCACTGGGACATATGGAAGATGCTATTATTGATTATACTGGAAGTTTTTGTCCTCAATTTAAAGTCAGCATTACATCCAAACAATCATGTGGGTGTGGTGAATCTTTTGTTATATAGGAGTATAACATGAACATAATAATGAATAATTTTTGGTATACACTGTTCGGGTTTATGATAGCAATGACATTTTTCTGCACCACCCCCGCATGGGCTGGGGAATGTATCAATCCAGATACCGCACGATGGTTATACGACAATCAAAAAAATACACTTAAATTTTGTATGGAATCTTATCCAGATGATTCATATTCACCACTTCGAAGGTGTGCTGAATATCCAAGAAAGGTATATTATACTGAAGAAGAAGTCCCAAGCCCGTTTATTATAAAATAATATGAAAATTGAACTTTATTCGAAACCCCATTGTACCTTTTGTGATGCAGCAAAGAAATTCTTTGATTCAAACTCGGTTAGATATACTGTGCATGATATCAATGATTCTGATGAAAACTATCAGAATTTCCTTAAGCTTGGTATGAGGTCAGTTCCACAGATAGTGGTTGATGGGAAACATATTGGAAATTATGATTCCATGATGCAACAAAGGGAAATGTTCCTTTTTGACAAACCAGTGACAATGGTGACACCGTCCGAATCATATAAACCATTTCGATATCCGTGGGCAGTTGAGTTGACCAAGAGACACGAACAGGCTCACTGGATTGAGGATGAGATTGATCTTTCTGATGATGTCTCGGATTGGAAATCTGGTAAACTGAAACCTCATGAGAAAGATTTTATCACACAGGTTCTTCGACTCTTCACACAGTCGGACGTTGCGGTAGGTCAGAACTACTATGAATTCTTCATTCCAAAACTCAAGAACAACGAGATTCGAAACATGCTTGGTTCTTTTGCTTCACGGGAGGGTATCCATCAAAGAGCCTATGCACTCTTGAATGATACACTTGGACTTCCGGAATCAGAGTTTCAGTCGTTTCTTGAATACAAGGCGATGTCAGATAAAGTTGATTTCATGAGGGATAATGACAATTCGAACTATTCCAATCTGGCGATGGCTATTGCAAAATCAGTTATGTCAGAGGGGATATCACTCTTTGCATCATTTGTAATGCTTCTTAACTTCCAGAGATTTGGTAGAATGAAGGGGATGTGCAAGGTGGTTGAATGGTCGGTGCGAGATGAGACAATGCACGTTGAAGGTATGACACAACTCTTTAGAAAATTTTGTGAGGAACACCCACGGGTGGTGACAGATGAATTCAAACTGGGCATTTATGATATGCTCAGAACGGTAGTTGGATTGGAAGATAAGTTTATTGATCTTGCATATGATAAACACAATGAAATGTATGAGTTAGCCAAAGGGGATGTTAAAAAATATATTAGACACATTGCAGATAGAAGGCTCCTTCAATTAGGACTTAAACCAAATTATAAAGTGAAAGATAATCCACTTCCATGGCTTGATTGGGTATTAAATGCCCCAGACCATACTAATTTCTTTGAAAATCGGGTAACCGAATATGAAGTTGGTAGTCTTAAAGGCTCATGGGGTGATGTATACACCACATAAAATACTGGCATTTATATTAATTGTTTTCTCTGCAATTGCATATTCAAATAATGTAGAAGGAATAAATAATGACATGAAGTTTCCCGTTAAATATTGGAAAGCGACGAAACCCAGAGCTATCATTATTGCAGTTCATGGGTTTAATGATTATTCAAATTTCTTTAGAATGCCTGGAAACTTTTTAAAGGAACATGGGATTACCTCATACGCATATGACCAGAGGGGGTTTGGCGGAACCGAAAATATCGGGGTTTGGGCTGGAACCTATGCATATGCAAATGACCTGAACACCTTTATAAAATATGTCAATGACCTTCACCCAGAACTCCCGATATACATTCTTGGCGCATCAATGGGTGCTGCGGTGGTTTCAGTTGCCCGGACAATGAAAAGTGATATTGATTGTGTTAAGGGAATTATTTTTGTTGCACCGGCGGTGTTGACATCCGGGGACATTCCTTGGTATCAAGAAATGATAATCAGTGCTTCAAAATACCTTCCTTGGCTGAGGATAAATGATACCCCAATACTTAATGTTGAATTTTCAGATAATGTGGAGATTCTGAAGGGGTTGAAGGATGACCCGCTCGTTATAAAAGATATAGAGATAAGTTCCATTCATGGAGTGATTGATTTGATGAAAACTGCTGTTACCAATGCCCCACTGATCAATGAGGACACCTTGGTTCTATGGGGAAATCGGGATGATGTGATTCCACAAGTCTCGGTGGAAAACTTTCTTTCCAGACTTCCGAGGAATCAACTCACCTCTATTTTTTATAAAAAAGGATATCACATGCTCCTTCGTGATCTTCAAGCTCAAAGAGTTTGGGACGATATCTTAAACTGGATTGATAATCGTGATTTTAAATTCTCTGGAGAACTGATCATAAGGGATGATGCTTCTGTTACATATCAGAGATGACAATATGGATCTGGGAAGGTAAACCGTATGAACCGGGGGACTTGGACCCAAAAGTCCTATATGGTTTCGTGTATGAAATTGAGAATACCGAAACTGGAAAGAAGTACATTGGTAAGAAGTTTTTTTGGGCTTCTAAAACTTACCAAAGAAATCTGAGAAGACGCCGAAGAAAAGTGGAGTCGGATTGGAAAAATTATTATGGATCTTCTGAGTTGTTGAGTGAGGATATTGAAACCCTTGGACGAGAAAAGTTCAAGAGAACAATCCTCAGACTATGCAAAACCAAATCTGAATGTGCATATTTTGAAGCTAAACATCAATTTGAAAAGGATGTGTTGTTAAGTGATGAATATTATAATGCATGGATAATGGTTAAGGTCAGAAGGAATCATTTAAGTGGAGTGAAGAAATGTTAGAATATTATTTAATTTATGGTGTAGTAATTGGAATCGCATGTTTTGTTTCATGGAAGGGTGGTTTCAAGAAGGGTCTAGAAAAGGGGGTAGATTATGCTCTCTGGAATCTAGAAAAGTCTGGAGTTATTACTGTAACTGAGGAAAATGGTGAAGAGGTCATTCGTCCTTCCAAAAATAGTGACATTAAGATAACAACGGAGTAATATTATGAAATATCTTTATGAACAATTCAAACAGTTTATAAACAACATATTGGACTTCCTGATACACATGCTCGGACATACGGGAAGACAGGGCTTCCCCCTGATCATCTTCCTTATGCTTCTTGTCATGTTTATCATGATGCTTCATATTTAATTTCGAAAAACACTTGACAGGAGATTTCCAATGTGGTAAAATGGCCTCATGAACAATAACTAAGTGGTGATGAAATGTCAAAAATTGGTGATGTTGTTATTGAGAAAGAACAGGACTTCTACACCCTGACGGCACAAGATTTTCAGAAGAAGTATGGGTCGGAGATTTGGCTTCAGATGGTAGATGTGTATCTTGAAGAACTCTGGAGGGATCATTTGAATGCAGGCTAAATTAGTTGATTACATGGGGACCGATGTGTCCGTAGTGGATGCAGCAAGGGTCTCCTTTAGGAAAAAATCTGAGTCCAAGGTGATGTCGGGTGGAGATACGAAACTTGTTCGTTATCTTGCGAAACATGGTCACTTCACTCCCTTCACACATGCGACAATTACAATTCACGAAAAGGTTCCAATCTTCGTAGCCCGACAGCGTTTTAAACATGTTGTCGGGTTTTCTTATAATGAGGTGTCCCGTCGATATGTCTCTGATGAACCAGAGTTCCATTACCCTAGAGAGTGGAGGCTTCGTCCAGAATCTATAAAACAGGGTTCTACCGAAGAAACAATTGCAACCTTCTGGAACAACCCCTCTGCCGAACCAATATCCCAGGCATATGAGACAGTCGTGATGGCTGCAAAATCATGTTATAA